CTGCAAGTTGTTTGTTACAAAATCTAAACGTGCTATACATCACCTGTGAAATGGCAGAAGAGAGAATTGCAGAAAGAATCGATGCAAACATAATGGATACTAGTCTTGATGACATCAAAGATTTGCCGCATCAGATGTATACTCAAAAATTGAAAAGTAAAACCGGAGGTGTAAGTGGGAAACTTATTATCAAAGAGTATCCTACTGCTACAGCAAACGCAAATCATTTTAGAATTCTTCTAGATGAACTCGCATTGAAGAAACATTTTAAACCCGATATCATTTTCATTGACTATTTGAACATCTGCACATCATCCCGAATAAAGCAAGGAAGTAATGCTAATTCTTATACCATGATTAAATCTATCGCCGAAGAACTTCGAGGACTTGCCGTCGAAAGGAATGTCCCTATCTTCAGTGCTACACAATTAAACCGAACCGGATTTGCAAGCACAGATGTCGGTCTTGAAGATACTTCAGAATCTTTTGGTTTGCCCGCCACGGCTGACTTCATGGTTGCTTTGATTTCAACAGAAGACTTAGATGAAAACAATCAGATACTTGTCAAGCAACTAAAGAACAGGTATAATGATACTGTTGTAAATAGAAAGTTTATACTTTCTGTTAATCGTTCGAAGATGAAATTGGAAGATGTGAACAATGAAGAGCAGGATCTTCTTGATGCAAATCAAAACACAGAAAATGAAAGTTATGGAAGTGGTTTTGACGGTAAGAAATTTGATGAAAAGTTTTCAGCAGCAAAATCAAATGAGTTTCAAAAATGGAATATATGATGACCGCCTTTATAGATAAAAAATTCATCAACCTTGTTTCAGTGCAACTAGAAAAGTTTGCATGGAAGAAAGAGAATCTAGCAAATTGTCGTTGTCCAATTTGTGGAGACTCCTCTAAAAACAAAAACAAGTGTCGCGGTTATTTTTTTGTTAAGAATAACAAATATTTCTATAAATGCCACAACTGCGGAGTGGGATACAATCTATATAATTTCTTGAAGGAAGTATCTCCATCCCTGTGTAAGCAATACACTCTGGAGACATTTGAAGAAAAGAAAAGTCCCAGAGTCGGAGAGAAAGATTTGTTCAATTTTAAAAGTAAGAAGCCAGTGTTTGACACTGTTGATGAAGTGTTAAACGATCTGGATCGTCTTTGTGATCTTCCGGAGGATCACGTTGCGGTGCAGTTTGCTAATATGAGAATCATACCTAAGCAGTATTGGAAACTTCTGTATTATACAGAAGACTTCGGGCAGTTTATGAAGAAACTAGATCCTGATTGCCTCACTGTTGGAGCAGAATCAAGATTGGTAATTCCTTTCTTCAATAGTCACGGCAACGTAGTCGCTGCTCAAGGAAGAGCATTGACGATGAAGGAAGAAGCTGAAGCAAGATACACTGCAAAATATATCACTGTCAAAGCAGATAAAAGTATTGATCGCCTTTGGTATGGATTGTGGAGAACAAATCCTGACAAACGAGTTTATGTTGTTGAGGGACCGATTGATTCTCTTTTCTTACAGAATTCTGTTGCTATGGTGGGAGCAGGTGCGTTGAAGGAGGTGCCGATTAGATTCGACAATACTCCTATGACTTACATCCTCGACAACGAACCACGGAACAGACAAATTTGTTCCTATATTGAAAAGCTGATTGAACTCGGCCGAGAAGTTTGTATATGGCCGGACAGCGTAAAAGAAAAAGATATAAATGACATGGCGTATACCATGTCTACTCGTAAAATACAAAAGTTAATTGATGAAAATACATTTAGTGGTTTAGAGGCCACTCTTAGATTTCGTGATTGGAGAAAAGTATGATGAATGATGAAGATTATAATGCACTTCTTACTAACTTGAAAATGTATCACCTGATGATACAATACCTGAAAGAAAATGTTGATCAAGAAGTTTTCGAGAGATCAAAAGAATATGCAGATGATTATTTTGATACGATTGATGTTGAAGTTTCCGAATACAATGAAGATGACGAATACGAGAATTACACAGAATGAATAAAGAAGAAATAAAAAAAGCAGTTGGAAGCGTGTTGCAATTTGGTTGGATGTGGGGCCATCCCAAGTATATTGAAGACTGGGATCTTCTTCATCGTTACTATAGAGATGAACTCAATGACGGCAAAGAATTTGAACCAGACGAAACAAAGAAGGCAAGGGCAACGTCCAGATGAGTAAAGTTGAAGTTTTAGATTGGGGCCACGTTGAGCTTGTTGATCACATGGGAAGTGATCTAACAGTTGTCAATTCTGCTAGGGTTTCATTCTCAAACCACAAAGAAGAGTTTGAGGAGAGAGATGAAAAACTTATTCGTTATCTTGCAAAACATAATCACTGGACTCCTTTCGCACATCCTCAAATTACTTTGAGAATCAAAGCACCCATTTCGATTCGTACACAATTCTTTAAGCATAAACAAGGCTTTGTTGAGAATGAAGTGAGTCGAAGGTACGTTGACAATCCTCCAGAATTTTATTTTCCTAAGTGGAGAAAAAAGCCAACCAAGAATGCTAAACAAGGCAGTGACGGGTGGATGGAGTGTTCCGGTGGTGGTGACGAGTCTGGCGGATTTTCAACACATCCTCTCTATCGCAGATATAAGAGTCTAATGAGACAGGCAGAAAATGTCTATGAGGATTTAATCTCCGCGAACATTGCACCAGAGCAAGCAAGATTTTGTTTGCCCCAATCAATGTATACTGAATGGTATTGGACTGGTTCGCTTGCCGCTTATGCAAGATTCTATAAGCAAAGAATTGATGAACACGCACAATGGGAAATTCAACAATACGCTGATGCCGTAGGAAAAATTATTGAACCGCTTTTTCCAGTTTCTTGGAAAGAACTATCAAACTGACATAGATAATACATCCGAAACAATAAAACAGGAATTTATTATGACATATATTAGTGACATACTCACCGAAGATTTCTTATCACCATACAAAACAAAGAAACCAAACTGGGGCTACAACGGCCTCGGCGAAATTGTTTACAAAAGAACTTACTCTCGTTTGAAAGATGATGGAACAAATGAGGAATGGTGGGAAACTGTTGCTAGGTGCATCAATGGCGCTCAACACATTGGAGCAGACTACACTAAAGCCGAAGCACAAAAATTATATGATCTTGTATTTAATTTGAAATGTAACTTTGCAGGTCGAATGCTTTGGCAATTAGGCACATCTACGATTGATCGCTTTGGGGGAAACTCACTTCTCAACTGTTGGGGAGTTTGCATTCGTGACATTGATGATTTTTGTTTCGTGTTTGAGAATCTTATGCTCGGAGGAGGAGTAGGATTTTCAATTCGTAAAGAAGATGTGCATGAACTTCCTAGAGTTTTTGAAGGCGTAACAGTCACACATGAAAAAACAAATGACGCTGATTTCATTGTTCCAGACTCACGCGAGGGTTGGGTAAAACTTTTAAAGAAAGTTCTCAAGTCTTATTTTTACACCGGAGATTCGTTCACCTATTCTACAATTCTTGTTCGTTCATCAGGGGATCATATCAAAGGCTTTGGAGGGAAGGCCTCTGGACCTGGAATTCTGATTGAGGGAATAGAAAAAATTAGTAGTGTAATTCGTGAACGAGAAGGAAAGAAGTTACGTTCGATAGATGTTTTGGACATTTGTAATATTATTGGTTCTGTTGTCGTGGCTGGAAATGTTCGTCGTTCGGCTGAAATTGCTGTAGGTGATCCAGATGATTATTTGTATCTTCGTGCAAAGCGTTGGGATCTAGGAAACATTCCTAACTGGCGTGCAATGTCAAACAATACAATCTATGCAGATTCTTACGATCACATCAGCGATACTGTATGGAAGGGATATGATGGATCTGGTGAGCCTTATGGTTTCTTCAATCTTCCACTTGCACAGAAAACTGGTAGACTTGGAGAAAGATCAAAAGATAAATGTGAGATCATCAATCCATGTGCAGAGATTCTTCTGGAGTCGCATGAATGCTGTAACCTCTCTGAAATCTATCTGAACAATGTCGAATCAAAAGCAGAACTAAAAGAGTGTGCTAAACTTCTCTACAAGACACAAAAAGCCATTTGTGCTTTACCTTTTATTCACGACAAGACAGAGCAGGTTGTTCATCGCAATATGAGAATTGGTGTGGGTGTAACTGGAGTATGTCAATCTCTTGATAAGATAGAATGGCTAGACGAATGTTACAGCTATCTGAGGGATTTCGATACAAAATGGTCAGAGAAGAAGGGATACCCCCCTTCGGTCAGATTAACGACTGTAAAACCCTCAGGCACGCTTTCTCTGCTCTCTGGAAGCACGCCAGGCGTTCATCCAGCATACTCCAGTCACTACATCCGTAGGGTAAGAATGTCTAGTGATGATCAGTTAGTAGAAGTCTGCAAGAATGCAGGATATAGCGTAGAATATGTGAAAAACTTTGATGGTACAGAGGATCATGGAACCGTGGTTGTAGAGTTTCCTTGTCACATCAATGGCAATACCGTTCTTGCGAAAGATATGAGTGCCATTAAGCAACTTGAATTGGTGAAGGAAATGCAGACAAAGTGGTCTGACAATTCTGTTTCTGTTACCGTATATTATCGATTGGAAGAACTCGATGAAATTAAAGAATGGATGAAAAAGAATTATGAAAAGTCTCTCAAGACTGTAAGTTTTCTCCTCCATAATGATCATGGCTTTGATCAGGCGCCATATGAAGAAATCACCCCTGAACAATATGAAAAGATGGTTTCAAAACTGAAAGACATCAAGAGCATAGATGGCGGTGAAATTTTAAATGAACTTGAATGTGAAGGCGGTGCATGTCCCGTTAGATAAATCCAAAATTTTTTTAACGAATGCACTAAAAATGGGGTTGATGAAAATCAGATACTTCTATATACTGTAACTATATTTCGATGAACTGGGGACTGTTCAGTCCCTTTTTTTATTCTCGGGGCATTTCGCCCACCCCTGTAGCCAGGGTAAACATTTCTATAAGGAGAAATAATATGGCTAGCAAAGATTGTCCGGTAACGTGTGGTGACGATGCAGTCACCCGAACAATTAGCAAGGTTGGCATTACTCGCTCCATGCTGATTACTCTCGCACTTCTTCCATTCGCATGGAACGGTGTAACTTGGGTCGGTAACGCCCTTCATCATCTCTGGAATGCAGCGACAACCGCAGTAAGCGGCTGAAAATTTTAAGGTAATCCACAAAAGGAGAATACCTATGAAAGTTGGAAGAATTATGTCAGGAAAGAAGATGGCAATTTATGGAGGCATCATTGTCGCCATGTTAGTGGCAACATTTGCTGCTCCTGCCATCGCAAATGATGATGTACAGGCTCGTCTCGAAGCAGCAGAGGCAAAACTTGCAAGCCTCGAAGCACAGAAGGAGCCAACGTGGCTTGAAACCCGTCGCAGTGAGGAAACAAAGGCTATGGTTCAGGAAATCATGGCTGATGCTGATGCTCGCACACTGATGCTTGCAGATGCAAATCCCATCACAGTAAATGTTGGCGGTTTCTTGCAGACTCGTTACACCTATAACGGTGGCGGTGGTGTTGAAGCTAATCATGGTTTCAGTGTCCCTGCTGCAAGACTTGTCCTTAGTGGTAAAGTCTATGATGTTGGTTATAAGGTGAGCGGACAGTGGAACGACGGCGGAGATTTTGTATTGAAGGATGCTTACGGCACCTTTGATCTAATGGGAATGGATTTCCAGTTTGGACAGTTTAAGAGTCCATTCATGAAAGAAGTTCTTGTGTCAAGAACCGACACTCTTGCTGCTGATCGTTCAATCGTTGCATATACCTACGGACAAGGCCGTTCGCAGGGTATTCAACTTGGTAAGGATTTTGGCGCAATCAATGTTCGTGCTGCATATACCGATGGTTTCAATTCCGCAAACGGAAATGGTGTCAAGAATGGTTATGCTCTTACAGGACGAATTGATTGGGATGTCACCGATTGGTGGAATCTCGGTGCAGCAATTTCATGGAATGATCTTGATGTCACTGACTATTGGACCTATACATTTGATACAGGTCTTGACTTTGGTGCTTTTGATATTACCGCTGCGTTCGTTGGTGTAAACCAAGATGCAGGTGATAACTGGGCAACCACATTCTCTGGTGCATATCAGTTGTTTGATGATTTGCAGGCCTATGTTCAGTATGAATATGGCACGACAGAGGCCGCAGGAAACGACCTTAGCGTTGTTACTATTGGTGCAAACTATTGGCTGAATGATAACGTCAAGTGGACTACCGATATCGGTTATGCATTTGATGGCATCGGAGCCGGTTGGAATGTAGCAGACACTGGCTGGAACAACAGTGTCGATAGTGGTGAGTACCTCGTTCGTACTCAGATTCAGGTAGAATTTTGATCCTATAATTTAGGATCACTTCCTTCGAAAATGCCCCCAGAAATGGGGGTATTTTTTTATTTCTAATGGCTTTTGCACTGGCTAGCCATCTATATAATATAGATGAAATTGTATTCCGCAATCTTAACACTTTTGTTATGCTTAAGCGGTTGCAGAACACCATCTGTTTCTACCCCCCCACCGAAACAAAAAGAAACAATAACATTTATACAAAAAGTTCCACAGAACTTTGAACGTATATTTTATGATAATCCTGATCCTTATCCTTTTGTTGGCTCAATAAATTTCTCAGAGGATGAACGTCTAATTGGAAGTGGAGTTGTAATTGATCCGCTTGTAATTTTAACAGCCGCACATGTATCTGATGATCACGATCCTGAAGATTTAGTATTCATTACACAAGATGGAGATAGACATTGTATCGCAGAAGTGATATACTATCCTGTACCAAAACCAGATTACTTTCTTTTTAATCCTTGTTGGTCGGAACACTTTGACATTGCAATGTTAATTCTTGAAGAGGAGTGTGATGAAATACCAGTAGAGTTGTTTGATCCCAAACAGGATAGAATTTATAAAGGATCGCCACTTACCGTGATAGGATACAGTGGAGGAATGAAAAGATATAGTAAGGATAATGTTTTCTGGTACTTTGGTAGATTGATTGGAAGACCTCAATTTGAAATTTGTCTTCCAATTACAGACACAGTTTGGTTTGGTGACTCAGGTGGAGCGTTAATTACTAAGAATGGCAAGTTGATAGGAATTACATCATATTTAGCCCAAAAGAATGGCGTGTATTATGAAAATGGATTTTCTAGTATTCCCTTCTATTATTCATGGATAAATACCATAACACAAGAATAAATAGTTTAAGGAAACAACATGAACATTGCAGGAATAGACTATAGCTTGAGAGGACCAGCCGTCTGCATTTTCACAGGAGATTATGCAGAGAAGTTTGAATTGAAAAGTTGTAAGATTTATTTCCTAACACATGTCAAGAAGTACGCCCAACAGTGGGGAAATAATATTTTTGGTGAGTCGTTTGAAGATTGGGATCACGACTCCCAAAGATATGAAAGTATTGCAGATTGGGCATTAGAGAAAGTACAGAACTGCGATCAAATTGCATTAGAAGGCTATTCATTTGGATCAAAGGGCAATAGACTATTCCAAATAGCAGAGAATACAGGCATTCTAAAGTATAAGATATATCAAAAAGGTATCCCGTTAGAGGTCATACCACCATCCAGAGTTAAAAAGTTTGCAACAGATAAAGGTAATGCAAACAAAGAAGCTATGTATATGGCCTTTCTTAGAGAGACACAGTATAAAATAAAGACTGAAATGAGTCCCGGAACTAAAGAGATAACGAATCCTGTTTCGGATATCGTTGATTCATTTTATGTTTGTAAGTATCTTTACAATAACTTGATGATGAAGTAATCTATGGTTTATTCAAACCATTTTTGATTTTTATTTGAGAAATAACTCTCTTAGTTAGATCGGATGTCATGCGAGATGCCAAACCTGTTGGACCAAATATTTGTTTTCTTTCTTCTTCTGTCAGATGATGTTTCATGGCTTCTACCAGAGATACAATCTCTTTCATCGCTACCTTGTCGTTCTTACCGTCAAGTAACAGCCAAATTATCACTCCAAGAGTTACGACGAATCCTAAGATTAAAACAATCAGACCAACGACTGCTATCTCCTGTAAATAGTATTGAGATGCGGCCGCAAAGCCTACTGTAAGAACACCGACGCCTAGAACTACTCCACCTAGTTTGCCGCTGACCCAGAATGTTAAGAACGCACCAATTAAAACTGTTGCGAACCCTATCACGAAAAATAATGTAATGTAACTATGGAGATTTTCTAATGCTTCTCGCCGAACTTCACGATCACTTTCTTTATATTCTTCTAATAATTGCTCTAATTTTTTTGTTTGAGTTAGAAGAGAAGACGCACGATGATTAGCAGATTCTAGATCCTCTAGTGATTCGTCTATTCTTATGTGTTCCTTTTGTGCCTCATCCACAGTCTCTTTGATTGTCTCGGCAGAATCTTCGATTGAAACTATACCACTGTTAATCTGATCTTCAGGCATCAAAGCAATTTCATTAAGTATACTCTCTGCTCGTAAATCAATATCACCGAGTTGTCTTGCGATCAACTCGGTGGCATTTTTTATTTCTTCTGTTTGTTCTATTTGCTCTTGTACGCTATTTTTGAAATCGGCTGAGATGTTCCCTACAGATGGACTATCCAATGTTTTACAACCTAACAATAATATACTGACAAATAATAATGATACAATTTTCATTTCAGAATCTTCTTAAATAAATCATCTCTCCTGTTCTTTCATTTTGAAGAACGATTGATTTTCCGGGATTTCTCTGAGCAAATGTTCTCAACTCTATATTTTCTAGTTTGCTCATGTCAAATTTTCGAGACCATCTCTCATGCTTATTTCTGCCATTAAAACATTTCATATACTCTTCTTCTTTTACTGGAAAAACATCAGCGCCAGCGAACTTCTTTCTCTTTTTCTTTTTTCTAACAGGAGGTTCATCTCCGAGACCTGCGATTGCATCACCCGAGGCTGTATTCAAAGGAGGAGTTTCTTCTTTAATACCTTCCAGTAATTCATTCCAATTTTTCATCTTCTTCTCCCAGGCTTTGGAGGGATCGGCCCTCTAATTTTTCTAGTAGCATTTGCCATAGGGTTTTTCTTAATAGGAGTCCGTTTGGGAACTCTTGCCCTTGGCAGATTTTTATTGTTTTTATTGCAACCGCAACCCATCAGACACCCTTCTTCTTAGCAGCAGGTTTCTTAGCAGCAGGCTTCTTAGGAGCTTTCTTTTCTTCAGTAGGTGCTACCCATTGCCATCCGCCTCGGTTGCCTCCGAGATTCTTTCGATTTCTCTCGAAGTGTCCGCCGTTTTCTTCTACATGCTTCGCTCTATTTCTAGGCGCTCTTGAATCTTCATTAAATCTTACCCATTCTCTGCTTGCCATTGAACTTCTCCTTTTCTTCGTTTAGTAGTTCGATATAATCAACGCCATAATTATTTATCATGAATTCGTTAAATGCTTGCTCTAATAATTCACCATCAGCACCTACTTTTTCTGCTTCTTCTTTTATTAGGTAAAGTGCGGTGGCTAAACCTGCTATGGTTTTAGTTCCTTGTGGAAATTTCATCAGAAGTTTTTTTACATTCCAAACAAGACGGGTGAATATGTTGCTCGCTAGTTTTTCTTCACCTGTTTTCAAATCTTTTTGCTTCTTTAAGTAATTACCTTTCTTGTCTATTATTCCGAGTTTATATGCTTTCGTCTTCTCGAAAGGCATAACGAGAAGTTTTAAAAACTGGTATATAACAAAAGCATTTACTAATCTGTTCATTAAATTTCTCTCAATTTTTTAGCAATGTTCAATTCAATCGGTATCATTTCTATATCAGCTTCAGGCACAAACCCTTTTTGTTCTGGTAGGTAGTCCAGAAATAGGAGAAATGTTTTCAAGTACGAATGTAGTTCCTTCTCAATCTTGTAAAATAAAATTCTAGAAGCAGGAATCGGTCCAAACACATTTGCCAAGATAATAATATGATTTAATATGAGTCTTTCTTTTAGAACTTTCTTTTTCTCATACCTACCTAGCAGTCTCTTCACATACCTAACTCTGCTTAGATCTTCATAAAACTCTTCTTCGCCACCGCTACTATTTGAGTAGCTTTTCATGGCGAAAAGGAGAAACACTTTATCATCAAGAGGTTTATGAAAATCCATAATATAAACTCATTTTTAAAAATCACTCAGAATCTACAATGTCTGGATCGGTTTGTCCTTCTCCCGGAACGGATGTCATTTTAAGTGATATTCTATATCCAGTGGATTCCATTGTAACAGAGCCACTAAGACTTAATTTAAATCCCGGAATGCCATCGCCTTTGTAGAAACCAGCTTTCAAGTCATGATCTGGTTTAGTTCCGAATGAACCTCCATGACGAGTTACAGGAAAATTGACTGTTCCTCCCCCATATACCTCATCGAGATTTGGTGTGAAATCAAATCCTACGAAGTTCAATTTACTTCTTAGCATGTTGATTGCATCTACTGGATCGGTGAACAATCTATCAAGATTTCTTGCGATAAACATGTTTACCTCCGCAAGTGCT